ACTGGTTGGAACACACAGGTGACTACAGTATGATCCTGGATATTCCAACACTGGCGGCGGATCCTACATTTAGTGGTCGTACTGGTATTACTAGTTTTAATCAGTGCTTAGAGTTTACAGACTTTAATGTAAACTGGTTTAAAAAGAATCGCAAATATCAAACAAAATACTTGAATGTTATGCAGGGACGTAATTGGGCTGAAGCAGAACACTGGTATGAAAGTATGAAGCATCATGATCTTGAAGGCTTTGCTTTCGGTGGCAGTGCTAAAAACGACATTAATGTCGTGCTGCGTACACTTATTAAAATGCGTGACGATAAACAACTTGAACGCGGCAAACGTGATGTACTTCACTATCTGGGCATCAGTCGTCTAGAATGGGCAATGGCGTACACTGCTATTAAACGTGCGTTGCGTGAACATGTGAATAGTGATATCGAAGTTATGTTTGACTGTGCAAGTCCTTTCCTTGCAACTGCCAATGGTACATTGTATACACAGCATATTCATAAAAATGATCGCTTTATGTATGTAATGGAAAAGGCTATGGACGACAAGCGTCTATCTGGAAGTAAGAAGCCGTTTCCTTGGGGTTCACCAATTGGTGATCGTTTAACATTGGGAGACGTTTGTCATTATGCTCCAGGTGAACTAAACAAAGTTGGCAACGAAGGTAAAACAAGTTGGGATAGTTTCAGCTATATGCTACTGATGTCTCACAATGTATACCAGCACATTGAAAGTGTGCAACGTGCAAATGCACTAACTGATATTGTGACAACGTCAGCAAAGCCAGATTTCCGTACCTGGCAGAAACTAAATCCCAAGCAAGCTGCACAGCAACAGTTTGACCCATATGTTCCACGTAATATTGTTTACATGGTTAATTTTATCGACGAACTATTCCGTAGCGAAACACCGATGAGTATGTTGGACGAAGCTGCCCCAATGCTAGCAGCATTTAACGGTGCAAAATCTTTGACAACCAGCACAACTAGCTTTAATAGTTTATTTGACGTGGAAGATCCATTGCTTGATACTGATGTTAATGAAATGGACGCAGAAGCTGAAGAAGCAGCGGAAACATTCCTAGAATCACTGGAGGGATAAATGAATCGTGTTGTAGTGGTAAGTGGTGGATTTGACCCTATTCACAGTGGTCACATCGCCATGTTTGAAGAAGCAAAGAAGTTAGGTGATATCCTAGTAGTAGCACTTAATAGTGACGCCTGGCTTACACGTAAGAAGGGCCGGCCATTTATGCCCTGGACGGAACGTGCTGGAGTTATTAGTGCTATGAGTGTTGTTGATCGTGTTATTGATTTTAATGATGACGATGGCACTGCATGTGAGGCACTCAACCGTGTATTAGGATCCTGGCCAGACAGTAAGATTATTTTTGCCAACGGCGGGGATCGCGGCAAAGATAATATTCCAGAAATGACAGTTATTAATCCACGATTGAGTTTTGAGTTTGCTGTTGGTGGTGACGACAAAAAGAATTCCAGTAGTTGGATCCTGAAAGAATGGAGTCAACCCACAACACAACGTGCTTGGGGTAGCTACACAGTACTACACAAAGGACCAGGCTGGCAAGTTAAAGAACTGGCCTTTAATGTTGGAACTCCACTAAGTGACCAACGTCATTTTATTCGCAGCGAACACTGGCACGTTATTGAAGGACAAATTCGTATGGATTTAGAATTCTCTAATGGTGATCGCGAAAGTAAAACATATGTGGCTGGAGACAGTATTGACATTCCAGTACTAACCTGGCATAAAGCATATAACACTGGCAACACTGTTGCTAAAGTAATTGAAGTTTGGATGGGTTCTGAACTTACTGAAGATGATATTGAACGGAGAGACTAATGAACACTATCTGGAATAGTCTTCAAGTAACTGTTCTTTTGATTTCCATGAAGAGGACAAAATGACAAAAAATACGATATACATAATTTGTCTAGAACCTATTGATCAGCGATATACACGCCAATGGTATGATAACATTCCAGTTATTATTGAACAGGATATTGCTGAACGTGGACTTGATTATCAGGTAGTAACCATTGACGGCGAAGACTTTGCTCCAGAGCAGCGCACTGCTGGTGCGTTCCTAGACTTTGGTGCAACAAACGTATACAAAGCAACACAGGCAGCAGAAGTTAGTCGCTTGTTTAGCAATGGTAAAGTTAAGGCTGGTGATAAGTTTTTGATTACTGACGCTTGGAACTTTATTATTACCCCTATCAAATATATGAGCAACTTACTGGACATTCCAGTAGAGATACACAGTATCTGGCATGCAGGTGCTTATGATCCCAGTGACATTTTGGGGTATAAAATGAGCAAGCCATGGCCTTGGCTGCAAGAACAAAGCTGGTTTATGTGCAGTGACTATAACTACTATGCTAGTGAAAGTCATCGCCAAATGTTTCTCAAAAATCTAGATATTCCAGAGAAATATGAACACCGTGCAATCCGCAGCGGACAGCCACATGAACTTATTGTACCGCCATTGTTAGCAAGGCAAGCGGTAGCTAAAACTGATCGTGTGATGTGGCCTCATCGTTATAATGCTGACAAACAACCAGAGATCGCTGAAGATTTAGCAGCAGATTTTAATATGGTTATTACACAAAAGATGAACTTGGAAAAAAGCGCATACTATGATGTAATGGCAGGCAGCAAAGTTATCTTTAGTTGTGCGCTACATGAAAACTTGGGTATTAGTGTAATGGAAGCAGTGCTAACGGGTGCCATTCCAGTCGTGCCAGATCGTTGCAGCTATGCTGAAATGTATCTACCAGAATTCAAATATCCTAGTGAATGGACAACTGATTTTGAATCATTTCAGAAACATCGTGATGAACTTGTTGCATTTATTAACGACAAGATTGATAACTATGAATCATATGAAGTGTTAGTTAAACAACAGCAGGAAATATTGATCAAAGACTTCCTTAATTGTAGTATTATGATTAAAAAATTATTGGGAAATTAAAAACTTTGACAAGAAATCTAAATAATAGTATACTAAAGAAATAGTATTTTTAAGAAAAGGATCTTAGTGCATGGGAAATACATCCAAACGAATTAAAAAGCGTCTTGATGACGCAGGAGCCCGTTATTGGGCAGGCGATAACATCGCAGAATTTATTATGCCAGAAGAGCATGATCAACTTATTAACGAACTAACAGAGAAATTTGAAGCAGTGCTAGACGGTCTTGTGATTGATAGACACACTGATCCTAACAGTATGGATACAGGCCGCCGTTTGGCAAAAATGTACATTAACGAATTGATGTCAGGCCGTTATGATCCAGCCCCGTCAGCAACAGCATTTCCAAACGAACCAGATAACGTTACAAATGAAAAATATGAAGGCATGTTAGTGGTTCGTAGCGAGCTAACAAGTGTATGCTCACACCACCATCAACCAGTTAAAGGCGTTGCGTACATTGGTATTATTGCAGCAGATAAACTGATTGGTCTTAGCAAGTACACTCGTATCGCACAATGGTGCGCAAGACGCGGTACGCTACAAGAAGAACTTGCAATGGATATAGCACGTGAGATTATGCGAGCAACAGACTCAAAAGATGTAGGTGTCTACATTCAAGCAACCCACGGATGTTGTGAAAATCGTGGCATAATGGCACACAGCAGTCTAACACAAACAACAGTCCTTAAAGGCAGATTTATCGACGACCCTGCTTGTAAGAATGAGTTTTTTGACAACATTAAACTACAGCAGGCATTTGCTCCACGATGATAGACACTAAAAAACTTTACGACCTGCACATTAACGAAGTAAAAATTCAACGCAGCGCAGCTCGTGGGTTTCTACCATTCATCTGTTCATTGATTGACGATATACAGCTAGTCGCCCCAATTTCAAGTTATGTTGAACTTGGGGTGGCAAGCGCAGGGAGTCATAAAAGATATGCGCAGGCAAGCATTGACGTGGCAATATACGGTGTTGAACGTTTTCATCCTAATATGACGGATATAGCTACCTACAGCAGAGAAATTGAAAGCTACAATAATGCCGTGAAGATAATAGAAGAATTTCCAAATATCGAAGTATTATTTGGGGAGAGTGCGTATGATTACACTGCGCCAGAAAAACTTTCCAAGCTATCAAATAAAACACATTATGATTTAATCAATGATGATGCTGCAACTGACTGGCCACGTATGCGTTACAGTCTAGACGTATGGAAAAACAGCGTAGCAGACCATGGGGCGTTTATTACAGAAGTCCCAGATGGTATGGGTGTAGAATCCTGGTGGAATAGGACTCGTGAACAACATATTGAAAATTTTAATGAATTGGCAGGCGATGGGTTAGTTGTATTTGATTTAGAATGTGATAAAATTGTTGTACCAGGCCATGAAAAAGATTGGGACTCTCATTTTTTAGGACTGTGGATGCCTGATTGGAATATTGCTAAGAACACGATTAAAAAATATGAACATAATGTTGTAGCTGGATTGAGTAATATAAATGGAATATACTAAACTGTGCAAATTTGATCCTGTTGGCTATAAGGAAGAAATTTATAATACAAAAGCCAATAGGAGAAGAGTAGCCAGGGGGTTTGCCCCATTTATCATTGACGCAGTGGACAAATGTTTAAATAATAACCATAAAATTGGGTATAGAGCGGCATCTATTTTAGAACTAGGTGTTAGTGGCGCAGGTAGTCAAATGAACTGGGAAAAGTTTTCGTCTGCAAGAGTTTACGGCGTTGAATATTTTCATCCAGATCATTATAATTTTTATATTGAAACAAACAATAATATAATGTTAAAAAGTTACGAAAAACGAGTATCAGCGTATAAACAAGCATATGAAATGCTTGCTGCCCAATCTAAATCAACTCGTGTTATTTGGGGATCTGATGCCTATAAATCAGAATCTGTTGATAAAATCAAAGAACTTAATTTTAATCAACCGTTAGATGTTATTGTAGACGACGCGGCCCCTACACACGGATCGTTATTGGGGTTGATGGCTGTCTGGCAAAATCACATTACAGACACGGGTATTATTATTAGCGAAACTCCATTTGGCAACGGCACTGATTATGTATATGATATGCCAGTGGAAGAAAAAATTCAACACTGCCAGACTCTCGCATCACAGGGTATGATATGTTTCAATATGGAAGAATATGCAGAGGCTCGTGATATTGAGTTTCCAGTGTATTATCTTGCATTCTATGCTAAAGACTTTAACTATTATGGTGATGTATTGAAGAAATATGAACACAACATTGTAGCTGGTAGAGAAAATTGGAAATGATGCGTAAAAGTAGATTTAATCTAACTAAACAAGAAAAGCTAGAATTACGACAACAAAAAAACAGGATGATGTTGGAAAAAGAACGAGTGTTTATATCTGAGCCCTGGCAAGGATACTGTGATAACACAGATCATCCGCTATTCACTATCAAAGTAACAGTTGACAAAACAGTGGCATCCTGTTACTATTGTTCTAAAACCTGGATCTGGAGAAATAAACATGGTTAAAAAAGTATACTACAACTGGAAAGATGTCGAGCATATGATTATGGCAATCAATAATCTCATGTATGCAGACAATTGGCGCCCTGACTATATTGTTGGGCTTACTCGCGGCGGGCTAGTGCCAGCAGTTATTATGAGCAACATGACTGGTATCCCTATGCATACGCTGGATGTACGATTCCGTGACACCAATGGACTAAATGGTCCAGAAACAAACTGTTGGATGGCAGAGGATGCATATGGTTATGTTCAAGAAATGGACAAGGATGGTATTTACGAAAAAGTAACAAGCCATCCAGATCGCAAAAAGAACATCCTAATCTTTGATGACATTAACGACAGTGGCAGAACAATGAACTGGATTAAGCAGGATTGGCAAGGCGGTTGCCTCCCAGATAATCCAAACTGGAATACAGTTTGGGGACAAAACGTTCGCTTTGCAGCATTGTTGGACAATCAAGCCAGTAGCTTCCATGATATTGATTATACTGCAATGGAAATTAACAAAGCAGAAAATCCAACCTGGATTGTATTTCCTTGGGAAGGTGAGCGGGATTATGGAAACTTCTGATTACGATATTGGCGACTTGGATGCAAACGAGCAACTTGTAAAAATATGGAATGAACAAGCAGGGTATGTCGACGAAGAAGACTGGGCTGCTGTAATAGAAAATGTAGAAAACGTAAGACCGTTAATATAATGGATAAAGAAACATACTACGGAGTCAGCGAATATGCGGACACTTCTACAGCCTCGCTTGGCGATATTACGTTTAACGTAACTGAGGGGTCGCTCTCGCCGGTTACGTTAGATACCATAACTATTGGTTCGTTAAGCACTTATAGCGACACATATATTCATTCTAACGAAGTATGTGTTATTGATGAAAATGGTAAAGAAGTAAAGTTGCTGGATGAACTGTATAGAGTATCAACTGAACTAGCAGTAATGCGTGATCTAATGTCAACACTGCTAGAAAAAATAAAACTAGATCCAAACGTTGAATTGGATTTTGACAAGAGGGTTGAGCATCACAGGATGCTAAACAAACTTGCAGGAGAGTAACATGGCAACATTTGAAATAGAAATCAATGGCTGGGGAGGTGAAGTAGTGCTTGGCAAGATTTCACAAGAAGCATATGAGTTCTGGAGTGTTCGTGATGACGATGATGAAGAACTCAACAATCATTTGTTCTGGGACGCATACGGTGATGATGAACCCAACCCAATCACTGATCCAGAAGACCCGCGGTTCCTAGGTAACTGGCATGAGATTGACAGCATTGAGCATTGTAGCGGTGCCAATGTGGGCATGATGCACATAAAGGTTACGGACGAAGATGGAAACACCGTATGGGAATCAGAAGATACTGACGAATGTCAGAATCATGTTGATACTTTCAATGTAAGTGACTTGGATCCGGGATTTTACCTCAAAGCATGGCAAAGTGAGAAAGGCAACTTTTTCATTGGAACAATCGAAACAACTGTATTTGATCACCGCAGGTTAAAGTTTTTTATAAGCGATATAGAGGACGATCCCATCCTATCTGGCGTAGAGTATAATGATATTGATATAGATAACGAAGGTTATGACACCCGCGGCAAAGGCAGCGGCTTTGAATTTTACGAAATTTTGTAAAACACCAAGACATTTTACTTGACAACTGCCCAGTTAGGCACTATATTAATATAGTAACAAGACAGGAGTCAAACTATGAAATTCATTTTCAAGAACACCTTGCTTTCAGCTGCCAGCGCCATTGCACTATTGGCAGCCGTGCCTGCGGAGGCCGCGCCCAAAAGCTATTACGATTACGCTATGACGATTAACAATGTGTCACAGCGAAATTCTTTTATGTCTGCAATGGCGGCAAACTATAGTCGCGCCGCCAACACTCTTAAATCACTGGTAGATCGTTACGGCCAATATAGTTGGGCAGCAGGTATTGTAGCAAACTACAATTGGTATGCTGCTGAAGCAGCAAGGTATCAGAGCTATTTGGATGCACAAGACAGCAAGCCTACTGTTGTAGGCACTGAGGTTGTGTGGAGCAGTGAATTTATTGTCAGCCAGCGTGGTACTGAGAGACTGGCGAGCGAGACAGTTCGCGAAATTCAAGAAGAGACGGATACGCTCGTCAACGTTTATAGTGAAGTAACACGCTTATACGAAACTCCAGTTACTGATCGTCAGTATCGCGGTCGTGTCACCTATACAATTTACAGCAATGGTGACCGTGTTCCGTTAGTTAACCCAATGCTACTTAATACGGTTGGGCGTGTTGAATCTCGCACAGAAACTGCACGTGAGTTTGTTCGTAGTTTTGCAAAGGAAGCTGCGGTCGCAGATACTGTCAGTGATTACGGTACTCCAACAGCAAATGTGCTAACTGCTGAAGAGTATATTGCACGAGATGACGTTAACTATGCTAACACAGAAATGTATCGCGATGCTGTTTGGACTGCAAATTCACGGATAAGCATTGATTACATTAATACAACGATGACTGCTTATGGTCACACGCTAGAAGCAGTTGGTGCGCCTGAAGCCTGGTCGCGCGGCTGGACAGGTAACGGCAGTGTAATCTCTATCCTTGATAGCGGTATTGATACTGATCACCCAGAGTTTGCTGGACGTATTGATGCTATGGAATGTTTCACTGGCCGTTGTGAGGCGGGTCTCGAGACAATTGAGGACCTGAACGGACACGGTACACACGTAGCAGGACTTGCCGCAGCCGCACTTGATGGGGTTGGTACAACTGGTGTCGCACCTGATGCGCATTTGCTGATTGGTAAAGTTGCTTATGATAGTAGTTACGTTGACTTAAATGCTGTTGGTGATGGTATCCGTTGGTCTGTAGAAAATGGTGCTGATGTTATTAACTTGAGCGCGAGTGTTAACATGGATGCCACTTACAAGAACAGCCTAGTGGAGATTGAACCAGGCGTGTTCCGTAGCACTGATACACGCGGCACATATGCTACTGAAGGCTTTATGAGCATGTTGCGTAATCTTGGAACAGATTCATATGCTACAATGAACAATATGGTGGAAGCCTTCCAAGACACTGATGCTGTTCTTGTAGTTGCCGCTGGCAATAATGCTGCGAAAGTACCTGGCTTCCCTGCACACTTGGCAGTAATTGAAAATCCTGATGGCTCACTGATGATGGATGGCCGCCTGATCATCGCAGGTAACTACGACATTGCATCAAACAGGACAGCTTCTTCCAGCAATCGTGCTGGCACTGTTTGTTTTGATTACAATGAGACACAAAACACTTGCAACACGGATCGTCGTGTAAGTGATTTCTACTTGATGGCGCCAGGACAGTGGAGTGCTAGCACCTACAAAGACGGCAATTATCGTGTTATGTCTGGCACTTCAATGGCAGCGCCAATTATCAGTGGCGGTGCAGCAATCCTACACCAGATGTGGCCACATATGACGGGTGAAAATCTTGTTCAGCTTATGCTAAACACTGGCGATAAGAGCTTCACTGGTTACGATGTAAACGTCCATGGACAGGGTATCATGGACCTAGACGAAGCAACCCTCCCACAGGGTGAACTAGGAATTGCAACTAGTGGTCGCATTGACGGATACCATACTAATGTCGCTAGTGTTGGCACTATGAGCATTGCTGGTGCGAACATTGCAGCACTCAGCAGCCTAATGGTAGTTGATGATTATGATCGTGATTTTTATGTTGATGGTAACACTATGATCATGTCACGTACTCCAGTGTTAAATAGCTATGCTGCACTTGCTGGTGTAAACATTGCCGCTGAAAATGCAGTGCTGAGTGTAAGCGATGCAGGTGACTTTGGTGTAGAAGCACGTGTAGACGGGGTTGCGTTTGGTGTTGTTAGCGAAGCACAAACATTCCTGGGCAACTATGCAGATGGCGCTATTGTTGATGTCGACGGGGCAACTACTGTATACGCTGGCTTTAACTTTGAAAACACTCAGGGCGCAACTACTTGGTTTGGTGGTGTAAATGTTGGTGTAACTGCACTAGATGTAAACAGCAACGCAATGATGAAATCAGCAAGCACACTGGTTAGCAATGCGGCACGTGTTGGCTTTAGTCAACAAGTAGGTGCAGGTAAGTTTAGTGTTAGTGCATCACTGCCAGTAGCAATTACCTCAGGCAGCGCAACATTTGATATGCCAACTGCCGTAAGCCTGGCAGGCGATATTGAAAACACTGAGATGTCATCAAGCCTTGCAAACACTGCACGTCAGGTAGACATTGGGTTCTCTTACGATGTTGCAATTGCTGACGGCTTTACTGTAGGAACATTTGCTAACTTTAACGATAACTACCAGAGCATTGCTGGTGCAGAAAATGCTACTGTTGGTGTTAACATTGGATGGACATTTTAATGAACACAGATAAGTTTAAACAAGCAGTTAGCTGGGCTTACCACAGCGAAGATGAAGACGCAATTCGCAATGAACTAGGATATGTTGGTGACATGGAACCAGTATACGCAGTGGTTGCACTACTACAAAAGCTAGCGGCTGATTATGATACAATACATGAATGGAGTAAGGATGATTAAATTTGCAGTAAAAGTTATGTTAGCAGTGGATGACTGGATCTACGTCACAGAAGGCACACGTGGCAAATGTTGGGATTTGAAACCTGTACTATTTGATACACGGCCTGAAGCAGAAGAGTATGCTAAAAGCTGGACAAAGAAAGGCGTCGAACGCTTTGTAAAAGTAGTGGATTATTACATAGAATGACATATCCATATCTATCGTATTATGATTACATGTTAGAAAAAAACAAAGAACTAAGGGAATCAGAAATGGTTAGCAACCGAGAATTAGAATCACCACTAAATGAGTTTCAGCAGCTAATGGCTATTACAGCAGAAGAAGCTGGCGAACTAACACAAGTATGCATGAAAATTATGCGCAAATACGACAAACTATCTGACGCTGCGAACGACAAATATAGAGATCTACTGATTGAAGAAGTGGGCGATGTCATGTGCATGTTTGAGCTCTTGATTGAACATGGGGTATTGACAAAAAAGGAAATCAATGCTAGAGTGAAAGTTAAGCGAGACAAACTCGAATTATGGAGTAATTTAATCAAATGACAGCAGTTACAGAAGCATCAGCAACAACTGACGTTGCTAAAAAACTAAAGCTACGTTATAGCGAAGCATTTTATAGTCTACAGGGCGAAGGAAAGTATGTTGGAGTGCCAAGTGTATTCTTGCGCACCTTTGGGTGTAACTTCCGTTGTCAGAATTTTGGACTACCACGTGGGCGTGAAAAGACACATTACAATCCAGAAGTAGAAGCACTACTAAATAATGGTATACTGGATCGTGTAACAAAGTTTGAAGACCTGCCAATTATTGCGACAGGTTGTGATACATATGCCAGTATCTATCCCGAATTCCGTCATCTAGTTATGGATAAAACAGTTGACGAAGTAGTTGATCATTTGCTTAGTCTAACCCCAGAGGGTTGCTGGACACAAGACAATGGTCAAGATATCCACTTGATTATGACAGGTGGCGAACCACTGTTGGCTTGGCAACGGTTGTATATTGAGTTGTTTGAACATCCAAGAATGAGAGATTTGAAAAATGTCACTTTTGAAACAAATACTACACAACGCCTCCATCCGGAGTTCAAAGACTATCTTGCTAACAAGGCGAGATTTAAAACGACATTCAGTTGCAGTCCTAAACTCTCCGTATCAGGCGAATCTTGGCAGGATGCTATTAAGCCTTCAATTGCTCTTGACTACGCTAGTGTATCTGGTGTGGACATTTATCTTAAGTTTGTGGTCGCTGATGCGGTGGACGTCAAAGAAGTCGGTGAGGCTGTGGCGGCGTTTCAAGATGCAGGACTCAACTGCCCAGTTTATCTCATGCCAATGGGAGGAAGAAGCGAGGGTTATGATCTTACGGTCAGACAAGTCGCCGAACTTGCTATGCAACGCGGCTGGCGATTTACCCCCAGACTTCACATCACCCTCTTTGGAAACGCATGGGGAACCTAACCTTAAACCATACAAACACGGTGTTGAGTCTGAAGAACACTTGGAGAGTATAAGGAAGCTACGTTAAAATGATTGCTTGGTATAAAAATTTGCGGTCACAAAGGTATCCGTAGTATATGTGTATTCATTGGGCATGGTTCAATGGTAGATATTTTAATGTTGATGGAACAAGGAAATGACAGAATTTAAGAGTGGCATATTTAATTTGTTAAGAAGGAGTTCGCTTCTTCTAGCAGTAGTATATACCATTGGACACATATTAATTGCGATGACTTGTAACTATTTGATTACTGGAGCAAGGCTTGAGTTGGCAGCAGTTGACGCTCTTGTTGAACCAGTTATAAATGGTGTCTGGTTTTATTTACTACACAAAGTAATTTTTAGGACATAGAAAATGAGAGAACCAAGAACAGAACTAATAGTAAAAGAATTAAAAGAGGTGGTTAATAGACTTAACCGCCTTGACTCTATCTTACAGAATATGGATGTAAGATATACATTACATCGTACCAGAGTAGATGAACCCTGGCGACTAGACGACATTATACAGAGAGTTGAATATTAATGAATAACTATATTTTTACTAGCGAAAGTGTTAGCGATGGACACCCTGATAAGGTTGCAGACCAGATCTCGGACGCACTCGTTGATGCTGGTTTGAAAGCAGGAGACGAGACCACTCGCGTTGCTATCGAAACACTTGTAACCACCAATCATGTAACATTGGCGGGCGAAGTAAAAAACTTTAACGTATCACGCGAAGAAGTTAAAGAAATCGTCAAAGCAAAAGTTCGTGAAATTGGTTATGAGCAAGAAGGGTTTCATTGGGATAACTTGAAAATCTACAATGAAATCCACAGCCAAAGTGCTGACATTGCATTAGGCACAGACGACTTTGGTGCAGGTGACCAAGGCTTGATGTTTGGGTATGCTTGTAACGATAATGCTGCATACCTGCCTGCGCCTATTTACTACAGTCACGAAATTCTAAAGGAACTAAAAGAATTTCGAAAGCGTAGTGATGTATTGGGGCCAGATGCTAAATCACAAGTTAGTGTTGAGTATGAAGGCGGCAAAGTCAAACGCATCGATCAAGTTGTGATAAGTACTCAGCATACTGAGGGCCAAGTTGAACTAGCAAGAGATATCAGTAGACTTGCTGCCAAGACAGTATTAGGAGATTTGATTGATGACAAAACTATTTGGCATCTTAATCCTACCGGTAACTTTGTTATTGGTGGACCTGATGGTGATGCTGGTGTTACCGGAAGAAAGATTATTGTCGATACCTATGGCGGTTTTGCTCCTCACGGTGGTGGCGCTTTTAGCGGAAAAGATCCTACCAAGGTAGATCGCAGTGCAGCATACATGGCACGTTGGCTTGCTAAGAACGTAGTAGCAGATGATATGGCAGATTGGTGCCAGATTCAGTTGAGTTATGCTATTGGGGTTAAGGAGCCCACAAGTATCTATGTTGACAGCAACGGACATAATCGTAGTATTCAAAAGTTTATTGAGAACAATATTGATTTGACTCCGCTGGGTATTATTCGTAGATTTGACATGTACAACTTCCATGAATACAGTAAGAATTGCGTATATGGACATTTTGGAGATAAGGACGTTCCTTGGGAACGTATTGGTTGGTAATGTTTAGAAAATTAAAAACACTCTTTGCTAGTAAAGAAGTCAAAGCAGTAATCAACGAGAAAGACCAAGCAACCTCACGTGGCGAACCCTACGTGCGAGTGCTTAAAGTTCACTTTGATGAAAACAAACCTGGCGACGGGTACTTTGAACTTGAGTGGAACCAGATCTTTGTTAGGCGTTTACTGGAATCAGGATACACTGGTGACAGCGAAGAAGAGATTGTTGATCAATGGTTTACTACACTTTGTCGTGGGATTAGCGAACAGGACTACTAAATGGCTAGACTTATATTAGTCACTGGTCCTGGCCACGGACATAATGAATTTCTATCATGGGTTTTAAATCAAAGTCATTATGTAAATAATGACTTTGATCCTACCTGGGAGTTATATCCTGGCCCGTTTGGTACATTTATTAGACATGACGATAGTTGGAATACGTTTAAAGATTTCCCAGAATATTCGTGGATGTATAATACAGAGATACGCAACGGTATAAACAACCGTGTACAAGAGCATCAGATAGTAAGATTACGTGATGCTGTTATGGATATATACGCCATTAATAACAAAATAAGCCAATATATCAACTGCGTAAATCCGCAGGAAAGCATAGATTTTGCAAAAAAGCATGGCATTAATACTTCAACTGCCATCATTGATTTACCAAATAGTAAACACAGGAGTCACTATGCTCAAATGGAATTCAGTATAGGCGCCGCTGAATCAAAAGATTACAGCACAATGAATTTTAGTTTACAAGAGGTATGTTTCTGGCTTACAAAAAAACATCGCCAACAGTTAACTGAAATCATCGATGCTAATGCTGATTACTCTGCAAATATTAACAACTTACTGTCAGATGATCACGATGTTGTTCGTGAAGAGATAACCAGAGCAATGGTAATGTCAGGAATGAATCCTCCAGACGAAGCAACTGATTTTAGAGATGATGTGTATACAAAAATAGATTATTTTAAATCAATTAATCAACCAGTACACCCACTTATGAAGCAGATTAACGAACTGAGTTGGGATGACATCCTTGAAGAAGCACAAAAGTATTGACATACTGTCACACGTATGCTACATTAAACACGATAACGTAACACAGGTAATACAATGACTTATATTCTAGTAGACGCAGCTAATATGTTCATGAGAGCTCGCCACGTAGTTCGCGGTGACGACATGGAAACCAAGATTGGTATGGCATATCATATCATGTTCAGTAGCATTAACAAAGTATGGCGTGAACAAAGTGGTAATCACGTAGTAGTATGTCTAGAAGGACGTAGCTGGCGCAAAGACTATTACGAACCCTACAAGCGTAACCGTCAAGAAGCACGTGCTGCCCTAACTCCACGTGAACAGGCAGAAGACACTGCGTTCTGGCAAGCGTTCGATGATCTTAAAACATTCTTCACTGATAAGACTAACTGCACAGTATTGCAACACGGCAACTGTGAAGCAGATGATTTTATTGCACGTTGGGTCCAGAATCACAGCGATGCAAAGCATTGTATTGTAAGTAGTGATAGTGACTATTATCAGCTACTCAGCGATAAGGTTACACAATACAATGGTATTACAGGACAACTGATCACTATTAATGGTATCTTCGATGACCGCGGTAAGCCCGTAAAAGACAAGAAAACAGGCGAGCATAAGATGCCGGGAGAGCCTGAATGGCTACTGTTTGAGAAGTGTATTCGTGGTGATACCAGCGACAATGTGTTTAGTGCATATCCTGGTGCTCGTATTAAAGGTACCAAAAACAAGGTGGGCATTACTGAAGCATATGAAGATCGTAACTCTAAAGGCTATAACTGGAATAACTTTATGCTACAGCGTTGGGTAGATCATGAAGGTGTGGAACATCGTGTACTAGAAGACTATCAACGTAATCGCACACTGATTGATCTTACACAACAGCCTGATGATATTAAAGCAGCACTGGATGATGCTATTGTTACGCAAGTACAAAAAGAACGTAAAAGTCAGATAGGTATTCATTTTATGAGGTTCTGTGGCAAATACAGCCTGGATCGTTTGAGTCAGAGTGCGCAGGATCATGCTGCATACTTAAACGCAGCATATGAAGATGCCTGATATAACTGACGCTGAAATAGAAGCAGTGTTGCGTGAAATGCTGGAAATGTTTGATAAACTACCAAACCCAGAACAATACCCGCGGCAATTTGACTACTACCTAAGAATGTATCAATTTTACAAAACTCACTCAAGGAAAAACTAATGGAACAAGCTGATCTAGAAAAACAACTACGCCGTTTGAAACACGGCATTGTACGTGTAACATTTAATAAAGTCAGTGGCGAGCAACGTGTAATGGACTGTACGCTAGCTGAAGCACACATTCCACCTGCTGACAAAAAAGAACCACTGTCACAAGAAAAGATTCGCAAACTAAACGAAGAAGTAACCAATGTCTGGGACATGAATGCTCAGGGTTGGCGCAGTTTCCGCAATGCTAACGTAACTGCGATTGAATATTTGGGCGGTGTTTGTGGTTGTGGCAAGTCTGAAAACTGGCCTTACTGTGATGGTAGCCACAATGATCCTGGAAAAGAAGTAATTCACAATGTATACCGCACAGGAAGTAATTAAAGACAAGTTTTGGATTGTTAACGAAGTCCATGGCAAGGTAGGCACCCTGCGGTGCTTGCCTGATGGCTCATACGAATTCTTTGACCAACGCACAAACGAAAAACAAATACTTGCCGCACTGGATAGCCTATTCAGTATGGTTGATCGTGATACAGAAACTAGTGAAGACGTTATCAAGTTTATTAAAGGTTATCCTACTGCTACAAATAATCCAGTAGAAGTAGAACACGATACGCTACCGTTGTATGTAAAAACACCCACAAGCAAAAGTGTTATGGCTGCTGGATATTATATTATCCAGTTCAAATACTGGATGCCAGCGTTCTGTCCCAAGCACGAAACACTGGAAAAATACCCATATCAGGGCCCATGGGCTACTGAATGGGAGATGAATCTCCAACTAAAACGCTATAAAAATAGCAGTTAATGCTAAAATTTGCTGGTTCTAGCTAAATACTTGTAAGAACAAGAACACAAGGGGCTAGAATATATGGCAAGACCAAAACCAACAATTATAGTAGAGCAAGTAGATCGTAACTATAACACTGAGCAGATACTGGAAGCAGATGCCATATATGCAGTTTTTTACGAAGGTGCTCCTGTGAACTTACGTTCACTTAATACACTAGTAAATTACCCTGGACCAAAATATAAAAAAGTAAGTTTCAGTAACAGCGGTCATGCGTTCAATCTCGCAGACCGCTTAAATCGTAAGTTCAGAACAGATAAGTTTACAGTAATAAAACTAATACAGGGTGAGGTTGTTACCCGTGCTGACGTCGGAAAAGATTGATCTCATACAACAACATATAACGTACAGACTAAGTCATGCGGTAAACGATGATTTGGATAGGCAAAAGATATTTCTCAACTATTCAACATTGAGATTACGAAAATCTGGACGTGACTATATGGTTAAAGTATACGATAGTTGGAAATTTAGTCCTCCGGAAAAGATTACAGCTCGTATGTTGCTAACATTATTTCGCAAGATGGAACACCCATATTATTTAGACAAACGTATAGTAGTGCTGTTCAGTGAGCAAGATGCGTTTATGTGTAAGTTAGCAGGCTTTGAAATCTGGCTAGAAGGAAAATAATTTCAAAAAAAGCAAAAATAGTTGTTGACAGTAAGGCGTCTTGGTGTTAGATTATATATGTAAGCAACGGAGATGCAGATGACCAAGTTCGTAAAAACAAACTTTAAGCAGAGCGGCGAATATGTTAGCTACAACGGTAAGTTTGTTGCTCGCTTTAAGCACCGTGGTCCGTTTACCAAGATTAAGTTTTTGAAAGAACTTATCGCTAACCACACTGTTGAAGGTTACTTTGCAGAACTGGACGCTGGCAAGGCTCCAGTTGCTATCCTGCGTGATGCTAACGAAGCCTGGTACTACGCAACTATTGAAGCACATTACGGTCGTCCGATGAGTGCTTTGATGAGCAGCTACGCTAACTAAGGAGAACGACATGCCTGTTTGGAAACATGATACATATGCTGCCTACTGCAAACACAATGCCGCACTAGGCTATCAAGTCATCCCTGAGACACTTTGGAACGCACTCAAAAAAAGTGAAGATCCTAAAAAATTAACTGTTGACACTGCTAACTGAATGCTGTAGATTAATACTGTAGAAACAAAGCACAAAGGACTACTAAAATGGCTATTGCAGAAAACCGTACCGTAAAGATTACCGAAGCTACTACGCTTCTTACCCTTGCATTTAAGAAACAGCGCCCTGTGTTTATGTGGGGTCCTCCAGGTATTGGTAAATCTGAACTTGTAGAAGGTATCGGTGCTTCTGGTGTGTTGGGTAATACCAAAGTAATTGACATGCGTCTTGCGCTGTTTGAGCCCACAGACTTGCGCGGTTATCCCGCCCCTGACCTTGCTAATGGTAAAATGGTCTGGCTTCCGCCTGCAGACTTGCCGCAGGCAGATATGGCAGCGCAATATGACACTGTTATCCTGTTCCTCGA